GGACGTGAACAACTCTGTTCATGAGCGTCAGTGTCGCAATCTGTACCGCCTTGCTCACACTCAGGATCGTAATTACTATGCTCGTTTTGGTTGCCCAAGAAAGTTGGGTCTTGGTGGAACTCCTTTGAACGAGTGCATCATCTCTATGTTTGATATTGCACCCATGGTAAAGAAGGAAACCAATTGCCAGAAACTTCATATCATCAACCTGACTGATGGTGAGGGCAATCCTATGTACTGCTCTAAGCGAGTTAGTTATCGTGATGGTGAGTCTCATGTTCTCCGCCGTCCCATCAACCCTCAGACCATTCTCAGGGATCGTAAGTGTGGTAAAACTTATCGCTTCAGTGAGAACGCTTGGATGCAGACTGATATCTATGTTCAGAACTTCCGAGATCGTTTTCCTGATGTGGAGATTATCTCTATTCGTTTGATGTGTGGTCGGGATTGGAAGCGTTACTCCAACTACTTCATCGCTAACTATAAGCAACGCGAAGAAGCAGATCGCCAGTGGAAAAAGAATAAGACTTATATCGATACTCATAGCAAATACAGCATTTCGTATATCATGAAGACTGAAACTATTGAGTCTTCTACTGACTTTGATGTTTCTGAGGATGCATCTAAAACACAGATTCGTAATGCATTCAAGAAGTCTCTTGGAGGTAAGAAAGCAAACAAGCAGATTCTTTCATCGTTTATCAAACAGATTGCATGAATATTTTCGTTACTGATCCAGATCCCGTTGCGTCAGCGCGGGTTCTGCCTGACAAACACATCGTCAAGATGCCACTAGAGTGCTGTCAGATGCTCTCTATCGTGGCATCAGATAAGTGGGGTCGTGGTTATGGCACAATACCAAAAGCAGATGGGAAACCATATGCTACAGAGAAGGGTGCTTTTCGTAATCACCCCTGTACTATTTGGGCAAATGAATCATCGGCAAACTCTCGTTGGTTGATCCGTCATGGTCTAGCATTGTGCGAAGAATACTCTTCTCGATATCGTAAACTTCATTCTTGTTTGGGTACTCTTGCATATGCAAATAAGATCTTTCCTTTAGATCCTATGCATTACTCTGAACGAACTCCATTTGTATTTGCTGGTCCCGATGAATTCAAGCATGATGAAACTGTTGACATCTACAGCAAGTATAAAATGTACATTGCTAGTAAACCTTGGGTTGCCACTAACTACAGGAAACTTCCAGATCGTAAACCAGACTGGCTGTGACACTTTGCAAACTGTCTAGACACCCATCGAAAGGTGGGTTTTTTCGTGTATCTTATATACATACCAATGAGGGAACCATCCATGTCCAACTTCGTCAACGAACTTCGCTCCGAATACGGCAACACCATCAGTGCTGCTGATGTCAAAGCGTTTGCTCGTGGCAAGAATGTATCTTACCCCACGGTGACTCGCCAACTCGAACAGTTCAAAGTCAAACGTGGTACTTGGGATCTGACTGTCCAGGAGGTACGTGAGGTTCTTGAATCGTCTGTTTCTATTGGTGTTACCGCTCAGGAAAAGCAGTCGTTTATTCCTGACAGCGACAGCAACTTTGTCCCGTTTGGTAACTTCTCTGACGTGAAGAAGGTTATCAAGTCGAAGCAATTCTACCCAATCTTCATCACTGGTCTTTCTGGTAACGGTAAGACTGTTTCGGTTGAACAGGCATGTGCTCAAACAAATCGAGAACTGATCCGTGTCAACATTACCATCGAAACTGACGAAGATGATCTTATTGGTGGGTTTCGTCTTGTTAATGGCGAAACTGTCTGGCACAATGGACCAGTCGTGGAGGCTCTTCAACGCGGAGCTGTGCTGCTTCTAGACGAAGTTGACCTGGCATCCAACAAAATCCTGTGTCTTCAGTCTATTCTTGAGGGTAAAGGTGTCTTCCTTAAGAAGATTGGTAAATATGTACGTCCCGAGGTGGGTTTTAATGTTATTGCAACTGCAAATACTAAAGGCAAAGGCAGCGATGACGGTCGCTTTATTGGAACTAACGTTCTCAATGAAGCTTTCCTTGAGCGATTCCCTGTAACCCTAGAGCAAGAGTATCCTTCTTCTTCTGTTGAGCAGAAGATCCTTGACAAGATCTCTAGTGATATTGAGTTCAATAAGCATCTGTGTGACTGGGCAGACATCATCCGTAAGACTTTCTTTGATGGTGGTATTGATGAGGTGATCTCCACTCGTCGCCTGGTGCATATTGTCAAGGCATACTCTATCTTTGGATCTAAGGAGAAAGCAATTTCTTATTGCATCTCTCGCTTTGACCTTGAGACCAAGCAAGCATTTACCGAACTCTATGATAAAGTTGATGCAGGAGTGAACTTCGATGAGGCAGATGATTCTGCTACAATTGACACGCTTACATCACATATTTGACAAACTTCTCCATCAGAAGTACAATGACTAATGCTTGGGCTCTTTTATTTGATGAATTGAACATGAGTGAAGACACACTGACATTTAACGTAGAGGGGGATTCGTCTCCCTATGGATACGAACCTTCCACTGGCAATGTTGATATCACAGTTGCCACTGAACGTTTCAAGTACAATGAAGACGCTATCCTCAAAGAACTGAAGGATTACATCAGTGCCACTTACAACCAGCACTACTCTAGTGAGGGTATTCAAACCCTTGACTTGATCGAATCCTGTGGTGATGGTGAAGCATTCTGCCGTAGTAACATCCTGAAGTACGCTTCTCGCTACGACAAGAAAGGCACTGCCCGCCGTGATATTATGAAGATCTTGCACTATGCAGTTCTTCTGTTAAACTTTAATGATAAAAACGCCAAACGCGAAACCTATGAGACTTTCTAAGAGCACGCTCGACATTCTGAAAAACTTTTCTACGATCAATCAGTCGATCTGCTTCAAGAAAGGTAATCTTCTTTCTACACTTTCTATTCAGAAGAACATTCTTTCTCGTGCAGTAGTAGAAGAGACGTTCCCTAAGGACTTTGCCATCTATGATTTGGGTGAGTTCTTGTCTCAACTTGCTTTGTTTGAGGACCCTGAGTTTGACTTCTCTCATGACTCTTACGTGGTTATCAAAGATTCAAAGAAAGGATTGAGGAGTCGTTACTTCTACACTGATCCCTCTGTGATTACATCTCCACCTGAAAAGAAAGTAGAACTTCCTAGCAAGGATGTTTGTTTTGTATGGCAAGGAGCAGACCTACGTAATCTCAAGAGAGCAGCAGCTATCTATGGTGTGGATGATCTTTCCATTGTTGGTGATGGGAAAAATATCGAACTTGTTGTCCGTGACAAGAAGAACGATACATCCAACAGTTATGCAGTGAAAGTTGGTAAGGCTGATGCTAACTTCTGCCTCAACTTTAAGGTGGAGACTCTCAAGATTATTGAGGACCTGGACTATGATGTTGTAGTCAGTAAGCACAATGCTTCTCTCTTCCGCAACGAAAAATTTGATCTAGAATATCTAATCGCACTTGAACCCGACTCTAAGTATGAAGGATAATTTTCTGTGGGTGGAGAAGTACCGCCCACAAACCATTGAGGAATGCATTCTCCCTGTAGAGACAAAGAAAGTATTCCAGTCTTTTGTTAACAAGGGAGAGATCCCTAACCTCCTTCTTTGTGGAACTGCTGGTGTCGGAAAGACTACAATTGCTAAAGCACTCTGTCACGAACTAGGAGTAGATTATTATGTCATCAATGGATCCGACGAGGGTAGATTCCTCGATACTGTCCGAAACCATGCAAAGCAATTCGCTTCGACCGTCTCGCTTACGTCAACTGCTAAACACAAAGTCATCATCATTGACGAGGCAGATAACACGACCCACGATGTACAACTCCTCCTACGGGCGACTATTGAGGAGTTTGCTGGCAACTGCAGATTCATCTTCACCTGCAACTACAAAAACAAAATCATTTCGCCAATCCATTCTCGATGTTCAGTCGTCGATTTTGGAATCGGAAAGAAAGAAAAGCAAGGAATCGCAGGACAGTTCTTCAACCGTGTCAGGACTATACTTGCGGAAGAAAATATTGAATATGATCCGAAGGTTGTATCGGAAGCAATCCTAAAGTTCTTTCCAGACTTCCGTCGCACTCTGAATGAGTTGCAACGCTACAGCGTTGGTGGTACAATTGACACAGGACTTCTCGCCAACCTGGCAGAGGTTCGTATGGATGCACTCATGGATGCCTTGAAGAACAAAGAGTTCGGAACGGCACGTAAATGGGTGAACGCCAACCTTGACAATGACCCTACGGTCATCCTTCGTTCCATCTACGAAAATCTTTATCATGCTCTCGAACCTACTTTCATTCCTCAAGCGGTCCTCATCATCGCAAAATACCAGTACCAATCAGCATTCGTCGCAGATCAAGAAATTAATCTTTTGGCGGCGCTGACCGAAATCATGGTAGAATGTAAATTCAAATGAGCAAGAAACGCAAGACCATGCATCAGGTCAAGACTCGCTGGTACTACTACTTCTGGGGTGCTGCCACGGTTGCAGTAGTAGCAGGTCAAATGTATGTTGGTATTGGTTACAGGCAAATGGCAGAACAGGTGCATAACCTAATTGATGCCGTACAAGTTCTAAAGGAGACAGATGACGACTCTCAAAACCCCTCTTAGGTATCCTGGCGGCAAGTCCAGAGCACTCACCAAATTGCTGAAGTATCTCCCTCAACAGGAGATTACTGAGTATCGTGAGATGTTCCTAGGTGGTGGTAGCGTCGCCCTGGAGATGACCAAGCGTCTTCCTAAAGACGTTCCTATCTGGGTCAATGATCTCTATGAACCACTTTATAATTTTTGGGTGACCCTGCAGAAGCAAGGTCCAACACTGCAGAGAAAACTTCAGGAACTAAAGTCTCGGTATCCTGATCAGGGATCTGCTCACGGTTTATTCTTAGAAGCAAAGGATCTTATTAATGACACAGCGCAAAGTGACCTTGACCGAGCTATTAGTTTTTACGTTCTTAATAAGTGCAGTTTCTCTGGTCTTACTGAGTCTTCCTCCTTCTCCAAACAAGCTTCCGACAACAACTTCACAATGCGGGGAATCCTAAAACTAAAGGATTACTCCATGCTTATTCAACGTTGGAAGATCACCAACCTTGACTATGAAGAACTTGTTACTGATGAGAAGTTTGCCTTTATCTATGCAGACCCTCCGTATAACATCAAAGATACTTTGTACGGTAAGAAGGGTGGTATGCACAAAGGATTTGATCATGCTCGGTTTGCTGATGTAATGGATGCATGTCTGTGCAATGTCATGATATCCTACAATGACCATCCAGACATCGTAGAACGTTTCCTTGAATGGTGTTTGTATGATTATGAACACACCTATACCATGAGATCCACAGGAACATACATGTCGGATCAGAAAAAACGTCGTGAATTAATTTGTACTAATTATGGGAACCTTGGGGGTGCGTGTATTACCTAGTGGGTACTGCCAACTTTATCATACGAGTCGTGGGGGAATGGCAACGTTCTGTCCCAATTCTCAGTTTGCAATTATTAATGGTGAAGAAGTCCATGTGACTTTGAAAAATGGATCTGTTGCCATATACAAACTCAATAGTAACAGAACTGGTGTTACTGGTCCTACTCGTGTATTTCGTTAATGTCTGTTGAATTGAAAGACTGGTTGAACTCTATCAACCATACAAAAGAAAATATTATTGATATTGATCCTGATCTAGAGAAGGATTATCCTCCCTACATAATTAACAAGTGTCTTTCTGGATTTGTTGATACTATTCTTTTCTCAAATGAAATGAATATGTTCTCTCATCTGGACAAAAAGATGCAATACGATTTCTATATAAATATCGTAAGAAAACGTAAAAGGTTTTCGCCTTGGTTGAGAAAAGAAAAGATTGATGATCTTGAGCACATCAAGCGTTACTATGGTTATAGCAACGAAAAAGCACAGATCGCACTGACTCTTCTAACTAAAGAACAAATTGAATTTATTAGATCTAAAAATGACATGGGAGGAAAAGGATGATGGCGATCGCTGAGCAAGAGGTTCAATGGACCGCCGATGACATGGTGGAGGTTTCCCTGGGTGAACCTGATGATTTTCTTAAAGTGCGTGAGACTTTAACTCGTATTGGTGTTGCTTCTCGTAAAGAGAAAAAACTATATCAATCTTGCCATATTCTTCACAAGCAAGGAAAGTATTACATTGTTCACTTCAAAGAGTTGTTTGCTTTGGATGGAAAGAAAGCAAACCTGAGTAGTAATGATGTTCAACGTAGGAACAGAATCATTCAACTTCTCTCTGATTGGGGACTGGTTGGTATTGCACAAAAAGAATCTATTGTAGATGTAGCACCACTCAGTCAAATTAAAGTTCTTTCTTTTAAAGAAAAAGGTGAATGGACTTTAGAAAGTAAGTACAATATTGGTAAGAAGAAAACCTCGTGAAGATTAAAATTGTTAATGAAAATTGTGATCCAACAGCAGCGCAAGACACGAGTCTCCCTTGCACCGCATACCTAATAGGTTATCAACACGAAGGCAGAGTTAAGTTCGACATTGCCATTGCTTCTAAAAAAGCAGACATTTTTGATCACTATTGGGATACGTATCGCAGTGTCGTATCCATGACACAGACAGAGGGTAGAGTCAATCCTAAATTATGGTCACCTAAGGGGGGTTAACCACACCCCTCTTTTTTTGTGTTTTCTACTATATAATAGTGGATGCCGAAAGGGTCCTCACAACGCAATCTCGCTTTTAGGAGAGCTACAAATGGACATTACTAAGTTTACGTCGAAGGACGTAGATAAAATTTTTGATGCTGTAAACAAATACAGCGTTGGTCTGGATGATGTCTTCCATCGTCTACATTCATATGGAATGACACAACCAGGCGGACAATACCCACCATACAATATTATCAAAGAATCAAATGT